TCTTGAACTAAAAATCTTGTAGGAGTGCCAAGTTCAACAGTTCTTAATTCAACAAATAATTTTGCATTTGGATCTTTTGATTTAAAGAATACATCAAATGATGTTAAAAATGCACCTGTTTCATCGACTCTAAATGATTGTGCGAGAGGATCTCGATAAGGTGCCTCGAAAAATTCTTTATTTGTTCTTGTATCTACATTAACAGTCGTATTGATTTCATTTGGTCTCTGTGGAGGTCTAGGAGGTATCCTAACAGAAACAGATGTTGTATCCTGTGTAAGTATAATTCCAGTGCCTGTAAAGGTGCCAGAAGCATCACTAGCAAGAGCAGTGGAACCTGGTACTGATATTTTACCAGGTAAATTTGCTGTTAATTTAAATGTTTTTGTTCCAGTGCGGAATAATATTGGTGGTTCAGGAGTTTGATTTGCATTTCTGAAGAAGAAAGCACCAATAAGATCACCCCAATTATCAGAAATTAAATCTAAATTTGTTATTGTAGCAACTGCTCCACTGGATTTACCAGTGATTTTTGCACCTTTAACTAGATATCCGTAATATTGGTCCAAATCAGCAAGAGCAGATACATCTACGTTTAATAAATTAGATGTTGCTGAATATGTATCTGAGGGTGCAGGTCTAGAACGATCATATATGTCAACTTGATAAACCTCCTCAAGGACAGATAATGAACCTAATCCAGCACCAATATCTGGTCTACTGCTATCACCAAATTTATGATTTGGTTTCTGTATTCTAATATATCCAATTTCTTCACCATTCAATTCTATACTTGCATCTTCCAAAATTTTAAATGAACCAGAGTTCATACTTATCTCTACAACTTTTGGTACAATATCTGGTACCCCATTATCAAGATAATGATAATGACGAGTATCTGGTTTTAATCCATTCGCAGCAAAATATACATTTCTTGACCTCATATATGGATCAACTGCACTGCTTATTTTAACAGACTCAACATAATCAAATTCTCTTGAAGGTCCTTCTAATACGTTTGTGAAAGATGTTTCTGTTACGTTAGTGGTAGTAATAGTTGTTGTTGTTATTCTTTCTCTATGATTTCCCTCAAAATCATTTTGATCTGCTGCTATCTCTCTATTTTCAACATCAACATCAGTATCGGTAGTTGTTACATCTGAAACTATATTTGATAATTCAGACCAAGTTGCACCTGTTGATTCAGTCCTATTATTATCAATATAAATTGTTCTTGACCAGTTATCAGATGGGGGACTTAGTAAAACACCACCAGCAAAAACTGTAACCTCAAATGGGTTTACATTACATACTTCTGTTGCGTGAGGTTGTTGAATCCAATCTATTTCAGTGTAATCAAGTGTTATTAGATCACCATTTTTAACGCAATTAGGATCAAGTAATTTAGAGTTAGATTTTCGATCAACAGTATTTACATCAATAGCAGGATCAAGTGCGAGTTCTGGTTTTAATGACCAAAAATCAACTGCACTCACTAATTGACGATTTATTGTATCCACATCACATACAGATCCTGTTTCAGGATCAAAATTAATAAATTTTCTATCCTTAAAGTTATTAACTGCAAAACCACTCTTAAATCGATCTAAACCACTAGCATCTCTTACTTGCAATGACTTAGTGTCTAACTCAAGTGCATTTAATGTTGTTAATGTTTCTAGATTTATAATTCTCTTTTCGAGAGCACCAATATCTCTCATCGTAAATCTACGATTATCTTTTAATCTAATTGATGGTTGTTTATCAACATCGTAAAGATAAGGTGGTAAGGTTATTTCTGCCACCTCCATAGATTCTCCAAGTTCCACGGGAGGTGCTGGTTGCTCAGCTGATGTTCCTTTTATTAACTTTACTTCCTCGAATCTATTAATAACAAGTTTATCAATTCTTGGTAAGTAAAAATTAAATCCTAAAATTGCACTTTCATTTGGAGTTATTACATAAGGACTTGTAAATGCAAATGATCTATTTTTAAATGCAAAAGGTGAACCTGTTGTAGAATCAGGACTAAAATCAGCAACTCTTGGTCTGAAATCTAATATATCAGATCCTCTATGGTCTCTTACACTTGGAATATCCTTTGAGTAACGATCTGCTGAGTAAGAATTAACAGTAAAGAAATCACCAACATTTGATGGCACTTCATACTTATCAAAAATTATCAGTAATTTATTTGATGGTGCAGCAAATTTTGCTTTTCTCACAATTTTTGAGTAACCACAATATTGTGAATTATGACCTTTATCTAGTATGTAATTTCTTGTTCTGTTTATATAATTACCAGAAGTGACCTTTATTAAATTAGTTGTGATTGCTGATTCTAAAAACTTTATCTGCTCTCCATTTGTAAATTTATTTGCATTAAGATAAACAAAACTTATTGTATTTGCAGTACGACTTACAATTTGACCAATTGCACGACTATCTTGACCTTTAATTTTTTCACCAATTATGGTATTAGTATCAAGATTTAATCCAGATAAAAATGTTAATTTATCAAGAACAGGAACTTGGGTATCCTTTGATTCATATATTCCTATAATTTTTACAACATCAGGGGTGTTTAGTGAAATTTCCTCATCTTCAACTCTGACACCATAAGCATCAGATAATGTTAACGCATTAGTAGATGATACATTTGCAGTTCTCGTAACTTGTAATGTTTTACTTCGAGTATAATTTTTTATTTTACTTGTAATTCCAATTTTCTTGAGTGTCACATTAACAGTCGCTGTGCCATTTACTACTGAAGGATCAGCAGGATTAATAGTCAATCCGCTAAATGTAATATCATTATTTCCATTTGTTAAAGTAACTTGATCAGATGTAAGTGGTTCAATTCTACCAGTTGTGTTATAAATTATTGAATATTTCTCTTCATCAAAGGGTTCAAAGAATGCACTTGTAACTCCCACATTTGCATCTAAAAGATTATTAGAATTGAGACTAATTGTGTTTGATGTAATATTTACATTTGTTATTTGTTTGCTAATAATTAAATTAGAATTAGATGTATTTAAAATTGATACATTTTTCTTCGGCAATTTAGAGTATATACCTGCGTTTGCTAGATTTCTTATTCTTGCAACTTTAACTCTAAATGTGGAAGTTTTTCCTGTTGAAGGTGCTGATGACCCACCACCATTTACACCTGTTACATCTGCAGGAACTTTTCTTAATTCAATAAATTCACCATTACCACTTACAGCCTCTACACGATTGAAGATTGGAACTGTTCCACCATCAAGATATGCAATAATTGCATCAGTTTTAACCCCAACTTGACCACTAAAAAATCTACCTGGAACTTCCGCCTTAACTTGGTTTGCTACTGATCCAGTGCTTGTTTCAAGTTCATCAGTAATCTCAAAATTAGGAAGAACTTTATTATAAAGAACTGCATTTGCTCCAAAATTTGATGCTAATGATGAATCTGTGTTTGATTTTTCCTGAAATACTGATTTAATATCCTCTGATGTATATGCATTTATTTTAATGATTGAAGATCTTGTTGTAGATGTTTTTTCATTAAATATTAATTCCTCACCAGATATGAAAGTTCCAGTTGTTTCACCTATTATAATTTCATCTGCAACTTTACTACCACCATTCTCAGCTAAATATCCTGTCGCACCACTAATAAGACCTCTTACTCTTGTACCTGCTACAGCATTTGTAGTATTTGTTATTTTTAATATAGTATAAGTCTGAACATCATAAAGATAAAGATCCCATTCAGTATCTTGTGCAGATTGATTAGGGTCAGAAGTGTTAAATGCATATACTCTTGCCTCTCCTATCTTCAATCCTCTTTTAGTATCAGCATCTGCTCCCTCAGATCTGGATATTTGATTTGCTGGTCCTAATCGATTAAATAATTCTATTACCTTAGTATTATCTCCCCCAACACTTATAAAAGGACAACCTTCAACAGCATTAACTTTAAGAATACTTCCCATGTTAAATGGAACTGATGTTGCACTGACAGATTTAACATCTCTTGGTTTATCTACATCTATAACCGTAGATGGAACTTCAACATCAAAACCTCTTACATATGCCTTACCTGGTGATAATTTAACGCACATTAAATCATCAGTTGGAGTATTTCCTTGATCTGTAAGTTGATCCTCAGTATATAATCCCCTAGTATTAATCTCATCATTTAATGAGTTTTGTAAATTAACACGGAAAGGTTCAACTGCATAATTTCCAGATTCATCAAATGTCCTCATTGCAAAATAATCTTTGATTATTGAATATACAGAGTCATCTTCAATCTTTTTAACTGTACCCTCTCTAACTCTAAACAATTCAACAAAATTAGTATCATCATAATCTGTTAATGATTTTTTTGTTAATTTAGTTGATATCTTAAATCTATCGGCACCTGGTGCAGCAAAATTACTAAATCCCTTTGCATTATCATAAAGAGATGAATCATTGTTTGCTTCTATGACTTCCTCTATTATTTCAAATCCAACACGATATGAAGGTTTATTTGAATATGGATCTAATACAATAGAAGTTTTAGGAACATCAACAAATACACCTCTCATAAAATAAACACCCTTCTCAACATTAAATGAAGATCCAGTTGCTGATGCATTTTCTGATACTGTTGTTAATATAGTTTCATTTTCAGTAAGTGTTGTATTCCCATAAGTAAAAGATTCTTCAAGAATTAAAGTTTCTCCATTGGGGAAGGGATTACTCTCTTTTTCTTCATCAGATGAGGAATAAGATACAAAGAGAGTAATTTCATCAATACCCTCTGCTGGTGGTAATATAAAGTTTTTTATATTTGCAACGATACCTGAAGACTGACCTCTAACTCTAGTTCCCTTACCTCCATTATTATTAATTAATTCGTTCAAATAAATTGAAACATCAATGCCAAGATGTGTTGAATTTACTTTAACGGAAAAATATGCAGAGTTATATTCAACACCACCAGGAATCACCATCGATCCTTCTTTGAATATATGCTGACCAAAAGATTCTACTTGATTTTGTAAAATTGACTGTAATCCTGTCAATTCCCTTGCTTGAACAGGATTTCCTGGTCGAAATAAAACCTTATAAAAATTTTTTGCCTTATCAAAATCATCATAATAAGGACTGATATTTAAGTTTGTCTTTTGTGGCATTGTTAGAACTCTAGTATGATTTTAATGTCTTCCTTTTGTCGAGAATTTCTCATTATTTCAGGTCGATTATCTAAATAGATAATTTCTCCCGACCCTTTATTTATCTCAGATTCAGATAATCCATTCGTAAAGTTTACACCTAAATTTATTAATTTACTTCCTGATGGATTAGTTGTTGAAGTATTTTGGGTTTGATCAATCGTTCCAGAAAAGTTTGATGTTTTACCTATAACACTTGATGAAGAAGATTCAAATTGAAAAATTCGACCACTCGTATCAATACCAACCCTATCGGTTTGATCTTTTGTAGTTTCATTAAAATGCAGAGATCTATCTCTAAAATATTTTAATACCATAGTTTCTTTATCATACGATGCTATAAAACCAGTCGCTAATTGATTAGGATTATCATTCGTTGCTGATAAAATTTGAGTAATTTCTTCACCTACTTCAGGTGTCCCAGTTACTGATACAAACTTTAATCCTTGCAATGATGAATAAGTATTATCTAAGTAAATCGAATTTGTGCCCACTTTTGTAGGATTTTTTACAATTCCAACTTGTGAAAATTTAGTATTAGTAGGAAAATCATTATTTGTATCATCAAATCTAGCATAGACAATTACTTTATCAGTTCCAAGTTCCGTATAAATGTCACTTCCATGACCTAACGCTGGTGGTATGATAGGAATCAATTTAGCAGGATCACTTAATGATTCCAAAGAACCTTTTTGTAAACTATCAAGATCAACTTGTGCGTAAGTATATCCTTTTCCACCAGCACTTACAGTGACATTAACTATTTTGCTATTTACAATATCAACTCTTGCTTTTGCTCCAGTTCCATCTCCAATTATATCTACTTCTTGACCATCACCGTCTGTATAATCAGATCCTCCATTTTCAATATAAACATGTTTGATTTGATTTTGATTTATATCAGAATTGCCATTTTCCCTGACAGATGATATTTGAGAATCTGTGGATGTAGACCAATTATTTGGCACTGTAATATATTCTGTTGAGTCAAATTTAATAATATCACTTGGTGATACAGTAAACAAATATTTCCAAAGATAACCATCACCACTGTTACCTGCTTTGGATGGTTCTAAATCAGTAAAAGTTGGTTCATCCTCAGAAACATTACCTAATGGATTTTCTCCTGTTGATCCATTATCAATGCATATGTAAACTTTAAAGTCAGAATTTAAAACATAATAATTTGCATCATATAATCGATTTGCCTTAGTTTGTGGACTTGGATTTTCTGCACTATAATCATCTCTATAAATCTCATATTTTTTACCTGATGCCCAATCTACTCTTCTTATAATTCTTCTAATATTAGCAGATGATACTTTTTTACCAAACATCATCGTGTCACCAGTATGAGCACGATAAGAAAAACTATCTATCGGGGCAGGTGTTTTACCATCTGAATTCCATTCTTCACTTCTTCCATATCCAACAAGAGTGGGTGCCCCTTTAGGATTAGGTAAACCTATAAAAACATAATAAGAATTATTTGTATTTTCGACTGATTCTACAAAATTATTTGCGTTCAGGATTCTAAACTGATCAGTAACAATTGCTGGCATCGAATCTTAACTTTTCTTTTTATTTATAGTGGTTCATCAATCAAAGTCCAAATGCTCTGATGGCACCAGTGGATCTTAAACCTCTCATAGAACTATTCACAAAGTTTTTACGTTGTATTGTTGGGAATGTTGATAATCCTACATCCACGGTTAATCCTCTAACATTTAATGATATTGGGTTTGATGACCTATTTAATCCTGTCCCAAATAATATACCCCAATTAATTTCACCTAACTGAGTAGTAATACCCAAATTAGTTTGATTAAATTGACCCACTGTGTTTATTCCAGATATAGAACTATTACTATCTGTATGGCAATGTGCTGTAATTACTCCACTGGCACCATCAACGTGAGGTGCAAATTCAACCACATAGATATTATCCAAGAATGTTGTTCCAATACCAACTTTACCACCAGCATTGGTTGAAAGAACAGATGTCACACCTGATCCAACTTTAGTGCCAGTGACTAAGAATGGATATCCTTGCTTAATGCTATTAGCACTTGTCAAATTTACGATGTCACCATCATTGTTTTTTCTCACTGCATTGAAGAAAAATCTTAGTGCAGATGGATTAGAACTTCTTGTAGTTTGTTGTATACCAGTTATAATACCAGTAAAACCTAAAACATTACTATGTGCAAGACCATCAATTTTTTCAGTTTGAAAAATAGGTTCTTCAATAATTACTTGAGGGGGATTAGAGCGTGTATAACCAAAACCAACAGCAGTCAGTGATGTATCAACAACTGATCCATTTTGTATTGTCGTTGTTGCAAATGCTGTAGAACCAATACCAGTGGTTGTGCCAGAACCAATTGGTGGGCGAATAGAAATACTTGGTGCCGATAAGTATCCAGATCCTCCGTTTTTAATATCAATTGAAATTGTACCAGCAGCAGAAACAACCGCTGTTGCAGCAGCTCCAACTTCTATGAAACCTGAACTAATTAAAGCATCAATTCTTTCATCATTAGTAGAATACCTATCCTTTTCATAAAAGAAAGATGATACATTATCCACAAATATAGGATCAGATAAAGATGTTCCTGATGTATTTGTTAAATTACCTATAATTTTTGCAGTAGGATAGATTTGTGGTTCAAGAACAGATCTTGTTTTTGGAATTATAACATCATTTAAAATAATATCAACTTTTTGTTTCTCCCATCTAATTGGTTTTTCAGTATTTTCAGTAATACCAATACCCGTATAGATATTTGTCTCTATTAAATCAGCACCTAGCACCTCTTTCAATATTCTATCATTAGTTTGAGATCTTAATGAATTAGTCTCTGAAAGTGTAGAAATACCTGTGACTTGATCATTCCTTAATACTCTAAATTCATCTCCTATTTCAATTACTTGTTGTATATCTTTAATTTCAACATCCACACCTTCTGTTCCCTTATAGAAGAATATATCAACCTTATCCTCTGGATCAGGAGCAGAATCAAATAATACGGTAGAACCTCCCTCAAATTGATAGTTAACTTTAGGTGTTTGTAAAACTCCATTAACAAAAATAATCAAGACTGCATCTAAATCAATTTGTTGAGAAATGGCATCTGTATCATCTTTTTCAAAACTTAAAATTTGACCATTAAAATATAATGGAAATCTAACTCTACTACCATCTTGGAAATTTTGTATGCTATCAATATAATCAATTTCTCCAAACTGCCAAGCAGAAAATCTATCACGGAATATTTCAATAACTTCAAGTTCAAATTCTTGAATTGGTTT